TAACAACACTAACAACTTCTTTCTTAATAGTTTGTATTGTCTTTTCTTTTTTAACTTCTTTAATTACTTCTTTAACTGTTTCAGTTATTTCAGTTGAACTATTGACTTTAACAACCTCTAATTTTTCGTTGATTTCTACTTCAATCATTGTGTTTTCTGGTACACCACTTGCATATATTTTCATGGCTATACCTTCTTCAATACCAGAGATAACATCCCAGATTTCACTCTCTGTTAAATTGGTAGTACCTAGAGCTTCATTAATATTGTCTTGTTCTTGTTGTGTTAGTGCTTCATAATCTTCAGTTGGATATTCAAATACAACTTCAGCACCTAGTAAGTTTGGCCCCCGTAACGCAGATGTAGATTGTTCAGCGTCATTACCTTGCCAACTCCACTCATAACTATAAGCACCTAAACCATTGTAAACCAGATTGTCAGTACCTTTAACTGAGTTAGCATTATAGCCAGCATCATCTACTCTAGTTGTAGTCATGGTTGCTAACACAACACCATCTTTATCTTTAATGGTTTGTGTTAAAATCATTGAATCCATTGCACCACTTCGGCTACCGCAACCAAAACTACTGGCAGCACTTTCACAATTTTGAAAACTGTGATTTGAGGTAAGCTGAACACCACCATTGTTTTTAGCTTGTGTACTTACATAGCTTGTACCAGCGTCATCTGTACCAGATATATTAAGTAAAGATCCATTAGCAGATAATTTCATATCCCTACTACTTTCAAGCTCTCCGTTAAATGCTCTACCACAAGCGTTGTCTATTTGTGTTTCACAAGTTATCGTAAATCCATTATGTGTAGAATTGTTTGTTAATACTCCCGTACCTTTGTCTACACCAGGTAAATCAAAATTATCTTTGCCAGATGAAGTTGTTTGAGCATTTGGTAATATGTTTGTGCTGTAAGCTGTATCGTTTTCATCAGCTTTTAAACTAACTGAACTAGAGAACCAGGAAAGCATACCCCAAAGGATAACCATTAAAATAATAATAAATTTCATTTAGCTAGCCTATCCATATGATGATAAATTCTGCCAATAACTTTATCAAGATCCATCAACTCTTGCTGTAGCATCATTACGATTACTTGAATTTCAACGAGTGTGATAACTACCCAAGTAGCTAACCCCATAAGCAATGTACCAAGTAAAGCAATTAACATTGTGTTAGTTTTTCTACTCATTAGTGAACCTTTATAGGATCTATAAGTTCTATTTTAATATTAGATTTTTCAGCTTTAATTCTTTTTAATTCAAATTTTAAATATTTTTCGTAAGTAGGCATCTTGCCATCATAAACTTCAAACAATATTTGAGTGGATGCTTTCCCTATTTGGCCGTGAATTGGACACGGAGTATTACTGTAAGCTGCACTCATAGCTTTAAAAACTTCTGGAATTTGACAGAGCAAACTTATAGCTGCAACTTTCATTCCCATACCATGTAATGCTTTTGATAAGTTAATTGTCTGGCAAACTTCATCAATAAAATGTCGTCCAGCCGATAGCCCAATGGAAAAGTTTTGAACACCAGCAGATAAAGCTAATGCGCAGTTATTCATTGTGCCTAGTGATGGCGCAGATGAAGTAAATGGAGCTGATTTAATATTGGATGTAGAGCTATTAGTAGTTGTGCTGGAAGATGTACTACCGCTTTCGTAAGTCGTAGCACCCCCAGTATAACTTCCTTCAATAGCGGTGTTAGATCCAGAGGTATTCGTTTGATTTCCAACAGCCATTGCAGCTGTGCTAAATATTAAAGCAAGCCAAAGAATGCCTAAAAATGTATATGTTGCTGCTTTAATCCACTTCATGTTTCTGCTTTCTTACCTTTATTAATACCTTTTTTAATGATGTAGTTTTGAGTGCCGTTAGCTCCCGTCTGAACTTCTTTTTTTAAGAACTTAAACAAATCCATTTCTTTTAATTTCTTTTCTGTGTGTTTAATAAATTGTTCTAATACTTTGTGATCTCTCATTTGCTTTTACATTTACAACGTGGAGCAAATATCCATTTAATAAATCTTTTTATCATTTCCCACCGCCTTTATATCTTGTTTGTTTCTTCTGCCTTTGCTCACTTTTATTTTGAGATTTTTTGTGGATGCCACGTTTGGGTGGTTTATCTCTAGGTGTAAATGATGAAAAATTTTGTTTAGCCATTTAATTTTGCTTGTTCTGTATGTTGTTTACCCATTGAATTACCATCCCAATTAGAACTAACATGAGTTGGCTCTACATCGTTTATCCAATGTTGAATTGATATGAATGCACCACCATTTTTAGAAGCCGTGCCACCATGTAAGTCGTTTGGTTTAACTCTTATTGTTTGATAAGCATTAATTGGATAACCATCTTGTTCCTCTAATGCTTGATCTTCTGTCATTACTGTTTCTCCAGAATGTGTAAACTTCATGCCATATAAAAAGCACTCGTAACTATCTACATCTGGATGAGTATGTTCTGGTATAACTAAATTAGGTTGACATATAAAAAGCTCAACCTGGTATGGTTTAGATCTATATAAAACTATACCACTTACACCTTCTATAAATAATAGTGGATTTTTAAATGGTGTATAAAATTTATTAACTTCTCCAGAGTTTAAGTACCAATCTGCAAAGTGTGATAACTCATCCTCTTTAGGATCAATCATTTTTTCTTTCTATCAAGTACGGATTTTGTAACCTTACTTCCAAAGCTAGCCGTGAATACAATGATAACTAAATACCATACGCTGTCTGGTAAATCATTTATGATTGCTACCCACTCTCTAAAGTTTTCTCTTGTACTTGGAAACCATCCCGTTGTGAGCATAGAAATTAGCCACACCATTAATATCTCGTCTTTATAACTTTGATCTTGGCTTTTTATTCTAGCAACATCTGTATCTTTAGCCGCTTCTATTTCAGCAGCTCTAATAACTTTTACCTTCTCTGCTTTGTGTTTAAAATGATCTGTTGCTTTATTTAAAACCATTTTAGTTAATGGATTTTTTAATAAACTTAATAAGCCTATCATGCGCAACTCCTCATTAACTCTGCTAGGCTTTCACACCTTGATGTTGTTTGACTATGCCAAGCACTATCAATCATTTCATCCGCAGCTTTATTGTAATCAGCTTCTTCAATACCTTCCCACATCTTTTTAAATTTCATTATTCTAGGTTTCCCAAGTTGGAAACACATTTCACAAATGATACCTTTAACTGTTTCGGGTACTGCTAGTTCTTCCAGTAATTCTTCAGCAGATGTAAGAGCAATTTGGAAATCATTGTCGAACACAGTTTCAAGCTGCTCTTTAGGATACGCCACACCTTCCACAAAATCATCGGTAGGTAGAACCAGATGGCCATAACCAACTGTAGCGAAACCCAAGCTATCGGAGTACACAGTATCCCTATACCCTTCGTGTTCCTTAATTCGTTGTTTAACTTCATCCATGTTTCATTTACCTTCTGGCTCAAAATTAATAATTTTGACACCTAATCTCTTTTGTTCGCCAGTTCTAGCTCTGGCAATTTTGTAACCGTTCTTGCGGTAGTTTCTTGTTTTGACATCATAAGCCGTGTACTCCCCCGTCTTTATGTTGAGAACTAATATGTCTACTGGCCCCCCGCCTATGGGGGTAAAGACTATTAAGTTTGGATCTTTTGCAAATTGAGCAGCAGCTAAGAGTTCGTTTGATAAACCTTTAGCATTAGTAATTCTATTTCGTGAAGTAGTAGAGGATTGAGCCAAGTAAACCACCTATAAATATTATTATTGCAGCAGCTCCTTTTCCTCTATTCATGTCAGCTTTTAATGATTTAATATCTTTTCCCATTTCATCGATTGCTTTAAACAAAGTTTTCATTCGTTCAGCGCAAACTTTTTCGTGATAAGATATTCTTATTCCATTATGATCTTGAACATTTGAGTTTAGGTTATTCTTTTTTGTCATTCATATAACCCTTAATTTTATTTTGGATTATCATCTTTAACCTTTTTTACAGCTTTAAACCATTCGCCAGTTTTATCACCTTTGTCAGCTAACATATCTTTATATAATAAATCTAGTTGTTCTTTTAATTCTGGGTACTGACTTGCTCTATTATTTAAAACTGTTTGTAATGCTTCTGCTGTATTACCAGCAGTTTCATATGATGCTATTTGTTCAACAGTTGGTTCAGCAATAGCTAAATTCCATTCATAAATATAAACTCCAGATCCAGCGTCTCTTAATTTTACATCTTTTTCAAACTCTACATTAGCAACACTATTTGCTGCTGCGTATAATTCTATTTTTTTTGATAATTGTGCCATATTTAAATATTCTAATTAAGATTTCTTAACTAAAAATCCTCCAAAGTAAGTTGTATAAAATGCGTCATTAGTGCTTACTGATCCACCACTTTCTTGTGATGCACACAAAGAAACATTGTTTCCACTTCCATTCATTACAGAAAATCCTTGAACCATTACTGTGTTATTAGCACTTCCTATTTGATATTTTAAAGAAACATAAGTTTCTGATCCACCAGTTCCACCTTTATTATTTACTAAACCAAGATTAAATGTTCCTGTATTTAATTTAATTGCACCAATAAAATAATATAATCCAGCAACATTAGGTGTAAAAGCATAAGCTGGACAAGTTAAACTATTTAAAGTTGCGGAACTTGTTGTTGCATTATAGCAACCGCCATTGTCAAATTGTTCACTTTGAGATTTAATTATAGTTAATGTTGCATTAGCAATAGCTGTAGCACCATCACCTCTAGCAAAAAAAGATGGAGTGTTACTTTCTGCACTTAAAGTTTCAAAAACTGGAGGCGCACCAGCACCAGCTGAAGTTAAAACTTGTCCATCATTACCAGTAGCAATCGCAACTGGATCTCCAGAAGCATCAAAACTAATAATGTTTCCGTCTGTTCCACCAGCCATTTTTGCTAACGTAATTTGGTTATCGCCAATGTGTATTGTATCAATACTTCCGTCAACATATTGATCGCTATCTACAGAGTTTGCAGCCATTTTTCCAACAACTATTGAAGCATTAACTAATTGTGATGCGTTAATTGTTTTATTTGTAAGTGTTTGTGTTCCAGCAAGTGATACGTCTCCAGTAGCTCCAGTTGGCCCCGTGCTTCCAGTAGCTCCAGTATCTCCTTTTAATCCAGTTCTTGTAAAATGTACTGATAATTCATCGGCTGCTGAAAAAGTATTATTGGATGCAAGATGAACAACTGTAATTTTATTATAACCAGATGCGTCTGTTACAGCAGCAGTTACCTTAAATCTAGCGTATGTTGAGGCATCGTTAATATCTACAATGTGTAAAAAACCTTTAATCGTACTTGTACTTGAACCCCAAGTTTCAGTATCCGCTTGTGTTGCTCCACCATTAGCATCGGCATCGTCAATATATATTTCTGTAACATCTGCGTAAGTACCATTATCAAAACGTAATATTCCAGCTCCAGGATCTCCGTCTGTAGTTGAAGTTGCAAATTTATATAAATAACCAGGTATAGCTCCATCTTCTCCACTAGCTACAAAACTTACAAATACTTTATCATTGTTAGCTAATGAACCAGCACCATCAATATAAGTTAAAGGAATTTTTGTATAACCTGAGGCATCTGTAATAGCAGCGTTTACTTTAAAAACGTGCCAAGTATCTAATGTATTTGCTTTTGAAACTCTAATTCTTCCTCTGTTAGTAGTGTTACCACTAACATCGTCAAATGATTGTACCCAAGCTATAACATCTGTGCCATTAGCTTCTGCATCATCAATGTAAGCAATAGTGGCTGAAGAAATAGTTGTGTTATTAAATCTAATAAATCCAGCTCCTGGATCAGCATCGGTTGTTGTTGTTGAATAAGTAAATTGTGCGCTGTCTCCTCCAGCGGGTAAGAAATCAGCAACAGTTGTTAAGTTACCATCACTATCAAATCCTAAAGTTTTTGATGCTCTAGCGGTAGCATTAGCTGTAAACTCAGACGAGGTAATAGTATTGGTTCTTGAAACTTTAAATGATCTATCTGCTTGTTCTTGTAATTCTTGAGTTTGCATTTGAAGTTTATCCAAAGCATCTTCATGCGTTTCAGCTGGAAAAGGATCGTTTGCTACATAATCTGTTTCTTGAGTTAAAGCAGTATTACGTCTTAAAATTAAAGTTACCCCACTTACTGGCGCAGTAACCATAGTGACAATACCACCCGCAGCTCCATTATTAACTATCCCATAATTAGTAGATCCAGTTCCTTCAGCTCTAATTGTTTCGCTTCCAGTAGCAGATCTTTCAATAACTAAAATCTCAGACGTAGTATTGATTGGAAATGTGTATGTAAATGCAACAGTAGATCCGTCTCCAGAAAAACT